CTTCAATAGTTACTATTCGGCAATGATGGAGCGATTCATCGACACCGTTAAGAAGCGCATCGACACCTATTCACAATTCTAACAAGATGAGCAAGCAGACAGCCGTTCAATGGTTACAAGAAGCCATCAGCAAAAAATTAAGCAGTGAAATTAGTCCATACTTTTTGGACTTGTTTGACCAAGCCAAAGAAATGGAGAAGTATCATCTAATAGAAACCTTTAACGAAGGCGCACTTGATGGACTTCAACTTGGAGAACAATACTACACTCATACATTTACCGATCAACCTGAACAATGAAACAGTTAAACAGCAACCAACTTAATCTACTGCTCACCGATGACGAGATGAGCAAACTAAAAGAGATAGGCTACAACGGCAAGGATTGCCTGCGTGCATTCTTGCGTGAGGAGTTCGATCTTGAATTCACCACAGAGCCATACTTGGGCAACAGCACTCTGCTTAATGGCATCTTCATCAGGGAGGGCGAAGTGGTATCAGATAACACTTGGCTGCCGAAGGATGAATCCTACGGAGCAGACACGCCAGAGGAGGCATTTATGATGAGCATAGCAACAGTGATTGAACACTGCATCGATCTGTACAACGATAGCAATGTGATGCCATTCAAGACAATCAAATATCTTGTCTAATGGATTCTCCCGATTCAAGACCAATGAACGCACAGGAGATCGCACAATGGGCATCTCGCTGTGGATTGAAAGAAGTTGATCAGCTAAAGAAGTTTATTGACCACCACGTAGAATTTGAGATATTAAAACAGCAGCATAATGACAACAAGAATCAGGGCAGGCATCTTCGTTGATGCAATGATGGAGGGCAATTACTTTTACTTCGGTTATCTCAGCCGAGCAAGTTGGGAGTACGATGTAGCGGTGGCGGTAACGCATAAGGATCTTAAGATGTTCATCAATACCAACAAGGTGATTATGCCAACCGACAAGCCTGAGTATAACTTCGGCATCTTAGTCAATTCAGAAGATCGGGATGGTAACGAGATCTATACTACAATGGCATACATCGAAGGTAAACTCAGGAAGTTGGTGATCTATCCATCGCAGTACAAGAAGATGGTTGACATAGGTCATAACCTCAATAGGCTCAGAGAGTCGCAGTTTGTAGATTCTTTAATATCTTTGTAAGTCAATAACATTAAAGCTATGCCATTATTTCAGGGAGATACAGAGCAGATAATTCAGATGAACATCCGCAAGTTAATAAGCGAAGGCTACAATCAAGACCAAGCAGTTGCCATCGCCTATGCTGAAGCAGACAAGTATCGCAAAGCACGAAGCAAATGAAAAAGAAAACTGGCAGACCAACAGACTACACACCTGATCACGATGAGAGAGCATTCAATCTCGCATTGCTTGGGCTTAGTGATGTGCAGATAGCAGCAGCATTTGAGATCTGTGAGGCAACAATCAATAATTGGAAGCACGACCATCCCACCTTTTTAGAGTCATTAATGCGTGGGAAGGAGGATGCAGATGCCAAAGTAGCGAGGTCGATGTATGAGCGAGCATTAGGAGTTACGATAGTTGAGGAGGCAGTAACTAAGGATGGCGAGATCGTTAAACTTCACAAGCAGCTACCATCAGACACAGCAGCAGCGAAGCACTGGCTATCGAATAGGCAGCGAGGTAGATGGAGCAACAACGGTGAAAGCACTATCACAACCACCGAGCCATTGGTGATCATCCGCACAGAGCGAAGCAGTGAATGAGTTACCGCCTAACCGAAACGCAGACAGTAGCCTTTGATCAAGCCATCAATGGTGAGTATCGAGTTATTGTTTTCGGGGGCGGAATACGTGGTGGTAAAACTTATTGGCTACTGCTCACGCTTGCCAACCTTGCTCTGACCTATGCAGGATCTCGATGGGTGATCATCCGCAAGAGTTTACCTGATCTAAAGCGTACCACCTTCCCATCTTTTACAGGCTTGCTCAGTGATGGGCTTGACCAGAAGATCAGATCTTGGAATCGAGATACCAACGTGGTAACATTCAACAATGGGAGTGAGTTGATCTTTATGGCTGAGAGTTATGACGATGACAAAGAACTCAATCGATTCAGGGGCTTGGAAGTTAACGGTGCTGGGCTGGATGAAGTCAACGAACTGCAAGAGCCAACCTTCTACAAGGTGCAAGAACGAATTGGCAGTTGGAATAAGGCACAGGGCAAGCCTCCCATCGTTTGCTTGGCAACGTGCAACCCATCAAACAATTGGGTTAAGACAATCATCTACGAGAAGTATCGCAGCAACACCTTGCCTGACCGATGGAGTTACATACCATCAAAGATAACCGATAACCCATACATCCCTGCCGAGTACCTTGAATCGCTCAAAGAACTACCTCCGATTCAATATCAAAGATTCGTTGAGGGCGATTGGGATATTGCCGATGATGTTGCCAATCCGTTCTTGTACGAGTGGAATGATGATAGGCACATCGATGATAGCATCCAACTAAATCCTAACTTGCCTGTGTTTGTCTCAGTCGATTTTAACATTAACCCATTATGTGCTTTGGTGATCCAGCAAGTAAGCAGAGGTGCGATAGTGGTTGATGAGATCAAGATCGACAAGGGTAGCGTGGATGCGTTCTGCGATGCAGTGGAAGCGTTAAGCATTCCGATGGGCTTGATCAGGATAACGGGCGATGCAATGGGCAAAGGTGGCACAGTGCAGCAAAGAGATAACTCATCTGCCTACACTCAGATCAAGCGGAGGTTAAGGTTATCAGATAGTCAGTTTATGATCCCTGCCAACCCTACCCACTACAACAGCAGGATCGATTGTAACGCAGCATTAAGAAGGTTGGACATTCGTGCCAACTCCAAACGCTGCAAGGGCTTTGTATTCGATGCCAAGCAAGTGCAATGCGATGCTAATGGAGGGATCATAAAAAGCAATCGTAAAAACATCGCAGAGCGTGCCGACTTTTTAGATTGTTTCCGTTACTTTGTAAACGCAATACTAAAGCGATACTTATGAGCGTATGTTCTCCTTGCTTTGATTCTGGAATAATCGTAGACTACTGTAACGAGGGGATCACCTTCGGTGTAGTGCCTGCCGATGCTACTTATGTGGTAGATATTAAGCACAATGCAACGGGCAAGATTCAGACCTTCTACGGCAGCGAATCAGATGGTGATGGAATGCTTACCATTGTCGGAGCGAAGATCGATCCACTGCAAGGCTATACGATCAGCCTGAGAGGCTGCGAAGTGTTTACCATCTGCGAGGTTGAATACACTTGCATTAGCTTCTCGGTAGTAAACAGCAATGCCGATGCTGAAGATGTTGGAGTGATTAACTTAATCGACTGCATCGAATGTTAAAGAAGATCAAGATGATCCTTCACGGCTGGATGCTGTGGTGCTTCGATACTAAGGAAAGCAGAAAGCTATCAAGGAAGCGGATGATGGAGTGCGTGGTTTGCCCGTACCATCAGAAGCTAACCAACACTTGCAAAGAGTGCGGATGCTTCCTTCCTGCAAAAACAAGAGTACCTGATGCCGAATGTCCAGTACAAAGGTGGTAGATGATATGACGGGCTTCATCATCGTTCAGGCTTATTTTCATAATAACGAGATCGATGAGGTTCTGCGTGTCAATGGCAAGATAGCCGATGCGATTGTCAATGTTGACTTCATTAGCCATTGCTTTCAGGAAGAGGATGAGTCAGGAGCAATCTTGATTCTAAAAGACAATTCAGAGATTAAAACAAACAATACACTTGATGAGATTATTCAAAGGATTAGGAGGTCGACTGCGATCAATATTTTTGCGCAGTAAAGAAGCAAAGCCATTGCGCCCAATGGTTGAATTATTCAAGCACGAAGGACATACCTACTATCGATTCCCTAAAGAGATGAACCTACCATTGGAAAGGTTTAGTATGTCGATGGGATTAATGGAGCGCATTTCATCAGGTCTTAGTGGATCGGAGATGGAGCGAATCTTGGAAGGGATGGAGAAAGCACTATCGGCAGGGCTTTCCAATCCAAAGAATGCAGCAGTAGTGGCAGGCTACATTCACGTTATTAGAGAAAGACAAGATACAGTTATTCACAGAGATCTATTGCTTAACCTTGCTGCTTGTTGGGTGGTGCGAAGTGATGAAGATGTGGCAGTAGTTGATCCTGATATACACAGTAAGAAATTAGAGTTGTTTGAAGCGATGTGCAAGGAGGCTTCGCACGATTTTTTTACTCGCTTGGATATCGATCCGCTGATGCCATTACTAACTATGTCAGCCGATACGTTTCAGAACTTATGGGAGTACAACGTGGAGGCACAGCGAAATCTGACCAAAGCCTTAAC